GAACCATAGCGGTTTTAGACCGTTACCTTATCGCATTCACAGGTAGTTTGCGATAATAACACTATTTATCGAAAGGAGAGGATTTTCCGATGGATGGAAAAAACTTTAGACTATCAGGGTCTATGGATAAGTATTTCGTAAGAGATGGCTACGGAAGTTACATCCCAAAACCTGATTCTCTCCAAATGGAGAAAGTACAAGAATGTTTTTTAAGGCAGTTGAAGGCGGATACTGGTTTCTATACTCGACTAGCGGCCATCTATGATCGCACGGATGTTCAGTTCACTAACAATCCCTTGTACAATACTCCGACGCTTGGCGTTGGCATCAAATTGTTTGGAAAGAGACCACTTAATGTCAAAGCAAGGGCAGCTCATGACTATTTAAAAGGTGGACGCCCGAATCTTTCAAACGCGCTCGAAAAAAGAGGCAGGAAGATAACTCATATACATGAGGAGCTTGTCTCCGTCCTAAAAGGGCTTGAAGCCAAATGTAATACTCCGCAATTACGCTTACTGTATGATGTAGAGACTGATCAAGTTAATACTGGTGGAGGTTTTGATAATAACCACATCGGTGAAGTGCATAAGTCTGCTTTGCATTTCATAACTGATTCTTCTTCACCTATTGATTACGAAGATTCCGAGCTCTCCGCAATCATAGTGGAAGCCTCATTATGGTTAAAGGATATCTTAAAATCATATGGAATGCGCGAAGGGGAGTTGCAACCTATGGGGGCTACTACAGTTCGTGCTGAACAGGATAACGACGGTATGTTTGGTTTTCCTATTTACAGCTCAGGTAATGATCCACTTGATGTAGATTTGGCTACACGCCTTCTCATCCTTACTGGGGTAGATACACGTCAATTTGTCGGAACTGATGTGACGGATGTGAACACACATGTGGCTTATAAATACAGGGTAATAGATGCAGCCGCCTATATCCTGGATAATAAAGTATTTACCTATGAAGAACTATTGTCAATAGTAACCCTTCTTGCGCGTATACAGAAACGTGGATGGAAAGTCGAAAACGGAAGACTAGTAGCTAAAGATGGAAAAACTAGATCCGTTTATCCTAATGCATTCATCCCAGCAGTAATTGAAGCAATGATCATGGCTCCTTTTAATGATAAGTTAAAGGAGATTAAAGCTGCAATTATGCCTTCGTTGCAAGACAAACCTACACGTGTTAGCATCATAAAGAAGCAGATAATCGATGCATTGAATAATGGATATGATTACCTTGCTGCTGACTGGTCTAAATATGATGCTAGCGTTAAGGGATCTATTCTGGCTACTATCATTCAGTTAGCGGTTAAACCTTTTTTCAACAGTAAGTATCATTATTGGGTGGATGCTGCTACTTACATATTAACCTATAAGTATTTGATTCTAGACAGAAACTTAGCTCAGATCAATCGCGATGACTATGATGAAGCTTTGCAGTCAGCTAAACATGTGGAATGCAAAAATTATGATATTTTCGGTTTAGTTGATGGCTTAATATCAGGAGCTAAGTTTACTCACGTGGGAGGTTCATTATACGGAGAATGCGTCATTCATTACGGTATTGGAAAGCTTCTTGGATGGGAGCCTATCGCTGGTGCTCAAGCCGGCGATGATACGCTAATGGGAGTACCAGTCAGTAGAATTGATCCTACTGATGTTGAGGCTACATACGGTCCTATTGAGCAAGCTGCTAGTAAGTTCGGTTTGCGTATGAACGTTGCTAAGCAGATTTGGCATCAGCAAAATGGCGAGATCGTAAAGGTATTCCTGCAAGATTCTTACCACGCTAGCACAGACACATGGGGCGTTGGGTCTATCTTCCGACCAGCCGATGCAGTCTGGTTTTCAGAGCATGAGAAAGGCTTATCAATTGCAGAGCAACTCATGGCCGAGATCGCACGTATGAACCAAGGAGCGGATTCGCCCTTCGCTTCAGACGTGGTTAGATGGTGGTTGTCCCATGAAAAGTATTTAGGAAGTTTATTTAAAAGAGAAGGCGTAAGTGGATTTAATACGCTAGTATCATCCATAGGCGGTTCAGTAGACGAAATCGCTAAGCGCATAGACGTCGGATCTTTCAGCTTTGGAGTTAGTAAGGAAGATATGCAAGCGGGCACCCTTCCTATTCTTCGCGTTATGGCAGACGTATCTGGCCAAATGGAGTTCTCAGTGGAGGACACACCTTCTTTCTTAGCTGACCTTAAAGGGGAGGAACAAGAGGAAGAATCAGGTGTACAAATAACCCTCGAGTTTGACGATGATGATAGCATCGAATAACCGTGCGCGCGTAGCCGAAAACGATAATTCAC